GTCTTCGGCTTCTGCTTCATCAGCGACCTCAACTAAATGCGCAATAGCGGCATCTGTCGGATCAACTTCTTCTTCAGGAATATCGCCGCGATCTAAACTACTAGCGTCAAATTCTTCGCGACCATCTCCCCCTGCGAACTCGTCAAAGTTATTATCTTCAATACTGTCATCGTGCTCTAAATTGGCACTTATTTTGGATTTAGGCATTAGGGCCTCCGTTAGTTAAATTAAAGTACTACATCTTTTGTTTTCTTATACTCTTGCTGCTGTTTATCCTGCTGGGTACCAAGTCGCAATATTTCTGCTGCAATCTTGGTGGTTGATTGGGTTTCAGAAGCCTGCTCTTTTTGAGTTGCGGACAACTCAGCCAATTGCATACGCACATCCAACTCTTTATTCTTGAGTGCCATACGCGCTTCCAGTTCAGCCATTTCCTTCTCAGGCTGCGTATCTATGTCGGCGGCTTTCGCTGCGGCAAGTTGCGCTTGAGCTTGAAGATTGGCTGCTTCTGCGTTTAGTTTCTGGAGTTCTAACTTGACCTGTTCCATCTGGATCTGCTGTTGCATCTGAGCGGCTTCTTGCTGCTCTGGCGATTGCTCAACGCCGGTCAACATACGGATACGTTTAGCGAGTTCACCCTTACGCTGAAGATGTGAATACTCAATAATGGCGTCGTCAGGAATGGCAATGCCCACTTGGCGTAGCTGCAACGCTTCTGCAAACTGCGACTCATCGAACGTGTCACGGGCTGGCATAGAAGACACAACAACGTCGTATTCACCTAACGTCATGTCATTTACAACTTCGCCTTCGGGGGTCATTTGGTTTAGTACCATTTCTTCCCGAGGTTTCATTGGGTCATCGTCGTTAGTAATCTGAATCACGCGCTCTTCGGTATAGAACGATTGGATAAGGCACATGATGTTTTTTGCAACAAACACTCGCGACCGAGCGAGGTTATCCAAAGGAACCTGGATCTGAATCTGCCCACGATTCTGCTTCGCCTGAATGGCAACACCTGACACCTCTGCGCTGTCCTGACCAAGCATCGCGTCAGATACGCCTGAAATCTCTTTAATGTTGTTGGCTGCTTTTTGACCAATGCGATCAAGACCCGTTGGAATCTGGTTTGGTTGGATCTTTGCTGGAGCAGCTGACCCACGGTTGTATTCCAATACTAGACCGGTCTGAGCACCACGTTCTTGGAGATCATCCGATGTCATACCATTTAAAGAGCCCGTCTCAACAACCCAACCGCTGTTAGCGGTCGTGTTCACGATATGCAGTTCTTGTGAAGAGATCTTATTCAATTGTTCTTGGGGTGAGAGAAGGTTACGAACCATACCGAACGGTTTACCACGCCTGAAATACGGGAAGTAAGGTACAATCGTAAAGTCTTTGTACGGGGACCAATCGTCATGCAACACGACTTGGTCCGCAGTAATGGTCCAACGTACTTTCTTAACTAGCTTTTTAAGCATGCCAAGGCCGTACTCTTTAGCAAACATTTCAGTACGCTCTTCGTCCCAGGATTCTGGAACTATGCGCATGTCCTTTGTTTTTGGGTCAACAAAGTGAGGCGTTAATACCAATTTACGATGCTGTCTTTCAACTACGCGCACTGCGCGAATAGAACGCTTGTCTTCAACTTCACCGCTTCCATATACGCCTTCACCCACGTCGCCGTAAGTGGAATCACGCAGTTCTTCTAGGTCCATGGAATCACGGCTTAGGTGTTCACCATTCTCGGCAATTATGCGGAGGCGGTCAGCCTTTTCTTGGCCGTACTGCTGCTCAATGTCGTCAATACTTAACCACTTGGTCTTTATGACTTCGTTCCATGTGGTGGGGTCGTAATCTTTAGCATCTGGATCAGGCAGAATATCTAATGGGTCTTCTGCTGTGATCTGCACCTCACCCTCAATGTGGTCGTCAAAATTCATACGAATATCGAAGTAACCGCGATCTTGGATGATGCCGTCAGCGAACACCTGACTCTCTAAATAGTCATATTGGTTATTGTCACTGATCTGCATGTAGAGTTTGGTGAGCACCGCTGCAACTTCATCTGAGGAGTTACGTCGAGGCTTAAACAATACGTCCGCACGTTTAGAGGACTGCTCCCCCAGTATGGTGTTGACGGTGCTCAAAATGGTATTGATGGTCAGGTGTGGGCGACCTTCGGAATCTAACGAGTCAATGTCTGTTTGTTCCCACTGCTCACCACGATAGTAACGATCGCACTTGATCGCCGTCCGTATGTAGTCGGTGTGGCCCGCATCTCGAGCCCGCACATAGCGCGCCCAGTTATTTTCTACGATCTTCCCTTCTTTAAGAGGGTCGATTTTTTTTGACTTCTTGTACGCCATAGCTATGCACTCATCGCTGTTTTACTGCGGTTAGGGGCCATGAGACCGGGGAGCTTATCTCTCCAGGACTCTTCGATTATTCTTTGGTCTACAACAGTGGACATTTCCGACATCATTAATCCGATCCAAGCTAAACCGTCAACTTGGTCATCATGCACACCGTTAGGGAATCGCAACATCTCTGCCATTAGTCCTGCGTTCCATAGTTGAAACTTAGGGAAGAACACCATGCCTTGTTGCATACGGCCCTGAATCGCACGGGCTCGAGCTTCTTTATCTCTGCGCCCCGTTTTCAGCTCCATTAAATACATTTCGTACAGACCACGTTCAGCGATCCGCTTCTTCAAAAAAGGTCCAAGGGCCATCTCAATGTGCCCCCGCTCGATGCCAACGATCGACGGTTTATATTCCTCATACACATCGAGGATTTTCTCGACTAACTCGTAACCGTCCCATTTGCCCCGCTCGACGTGCATGACGTACATCTTGTCTTCTTGGTCTACACCAACAACAACGCCCACCGAGAAATCGTTACGGTCTGATTTACCAATGGCAAGGTCCCATGCGCAATAGATTTTGAGCTTCTTACTTTGTAAGGCGTTGGTTTTGTAGTACTGGAACATGCCTATCTTAAAATAATCACCCTCGTCAGCCACAGGGTTCTGCTGGTACAACGCTGACCAATCTCGAGGACCTACGGCCTTCTGTATCCGCATCAATGCTTCAGAGCCATAACGAGCTGGATGCAGCGGTTCGTGCTTCTTACGATACTTCTCGTCTTCTTCAGCGATCGCTGGGTACTTGATCACTTCCCAGCTATCACCGCCGTCTTTTTCTTGCTCCAACAACCAACCTGCAAGGTCGTCGTCGTGCCAACGGGTTAGGATAACGAGGATGCCACCGCCCGGCGCGAGACGCGTATAGGCTGTTGAGGTATACCAGTCCTTTGCCGTTTGGCGAGCGGTCTCAGATTCAGCTTGCTCACGGTTTTTTACAGGATCATCAATTACTAATATATGAGCGCCTTTACCGGTGATCGGTCCGCCCACGCCCGCTGCGACATAACCACCACCTTTGGTCGTTAGCCACTGCTCAGCGCCCTGCGATTCGGGATCTAATCGGGTTTCAAACAAGGACTGATACTGCTGATCACGCAAAAAGCCACGCACTTTGCGCGAGAACCCCATGGCCAACGAGCCAGAGTAGGAACACGCAATAAATTCGTGGTCTGGATAACGCCCAAGGTGCCATGCGGGGAAGGTTTTAGAGGCTAGCTCACTCTTACCGTGGCGCGGTGGCATAAATAGCATTAATCGGGGGGATTTTTTAGCGTCAACATCTGCTGAAAATTTTTCTAGGCGCAGACAAATGTCTTTATGCACCCATCCTGGTATGTAGTTGTCGTTGAACCGCTGTACAAAGGGCAATAGGTGTCTCCGAGCCAGCTCGCGCTTTGCTAGTTCTGCCTGTGCTGCCATCTTAGGGTCGAAAATACCATTCTCGTCCGTAAAATCTGGCTGTTTTCCTAAGTCTTGTTTTTCCAACGTGTCTCGTTCCGATTGTCTTAAACGTTTGTTGTGCAAAAGCTTGCCTTTGTGGGCGAGTTGGGCTTTTTGCTCTTCTTCTTTCTCTTTCAAATACTGCTTATGGCGCTTTGGGTCAGCGATAATCGCTTCAAAGGCACGGCGCTCACCGAAATTCTTACACTTTGAGCAAACGGTCGGCGCGCTATGGGCATCGAACAACGTGTGTGGTCTATCCTCGTTGCAAAAAGAGCACTTCTTAGTGTCCCTCTTTTCCATTGCTAGCCTCCACTTCTTCAAATACACCGTCGATCGTTGAATCAGGGTTAAAGTGTGTGTCACCTAGCCCTGCTAGCTTGAGTAAATCTGCATCTGTTGCGGCTTCTATGTGCCGCTCGGAATTTATATTCACACTAATCGTCTGTATCTTTTGTGGCTCGTAGAGGCCATGCATTTTTGCAATCTCTCTAAGTGCTGCGACCTCTTCTGTTGAGCTACCACTCTTTCTGTGGGCCTCAAAAAATAATTTAGTAATACTTTCCCGAGTGACCGCAATGCGATCGAACTCTTTCTCTCGGAAGTAGGTCAACGTGCGTTGTATCACTGCGTTGTTCACCAACTTGGATGAATTAGCCTGTGAATACCCTGCTTGTTTACCTGCCTCAGTGGTTGAATACCCTAGCAAGTAGTACCTAACAAACTGCTCTTGCTGTTTGGTCAACTTCGGCAGCACTTTATGCCCTTCTTCAAAGGCATCTTCTGCAATTTCCATACTCTAACGGCCTATAAGCATCACTTCGGTCTAACGCCGAATTTATGTTGAAACAACTGCCAAGCGAAATACTCTACGTCTTCGTCTCGAGCAACATTTCTGCAGTAGTTGTACATCGTACAAACCACTCGCGTATTCTCGGGCGTGTAGCCCTTGTCGTTATCAATGCGATCAAGGCTTGGAGAAAATGGGTGCCTTGTGAATCGCTTGTCTTTGTCATAAACAAAACTTATGCCGGTCATTGCGCAGCTGTGGTCTTGTGTTTCAAATCTGTCAAGCAACCACTCGACAGTTAAGGTGAACTCCAACGATTTTTTAATCGCTCTTTTTCGAGCACTACTGAACATCTGTTTAGGTCTGCCGGTGGCGCTGTAATAGCGTCGCTGCTGACTGAGGTTCTTCTGTATTCTGCGCTCTATAGGTTCCACACAACGACCATATAATATTAGCAGTGCTTATAATAACATATAAAAAAAATTAATTTACCTTTTTAGGTGGTCTATGGCCGATGGGCGGGGGTTGGGTACTTTACCCACAGCGCCCCCCTTCCCCCGATTCCGATATTGGAACCTTGTTTTCAATTTCCATCGTCCGGGACCCCTACAGCTTTTCGCCCCTCGCTTCGCTCGTCGCGTTCGTTTTGTCTCTTTGTCAATTTTGACTTCGTCAACTATTCCAAAGGATCTTAACCATGAAATCATTCGCTATTAACTTTACGTTCAAGAGCATTGTGTGTATTGCCTTAACACTACTCATCGTGTTCGTTGCGCTGTTCTACTTACAAGGCTTCGGCTTGTTGATCATCATTACACTGCTAGTGTTGGATCGTGTTGTGTCTTACATCAACCGAGCGCACGTATGGTTCTCAGTACGTGCATGGAGGAAGATGCTATGAGCCGCCGCACAATGCTCTTCGCCTTTGGCTTGATCACTGTCCTGACGGGCATCTTGGCTCTGCTTGATGGTCGCATGGCAGCGATCTACGGCAGCTTTTGCGTTGGCTTCGCCATCGTAATAATAGACCTTGCGGAGCGTCCAGCTCCCACTGTTCACGAACGCGTTCGTGCACGGCGCAAGATACGGCGAGCAGCTGCTCGCCGCAACTAAGGGCTTAGGCCCTTTTTTTATGCCCCGGTAGAATACGCACAACGCGCTTTGCGCGTCGCACGTTGAACAATGCTCGTTGTCCGTTGTTACATGCCGATGATCGCCGCGCGCGGGCCGCTGGACCAAAGTGTCGTATTTGAGACATTTACTTAACAAATCAAGGACAATATAAGCTTCCTCTAAAA